ATGTACCGCGCTGCCACCTTCGCCACCAAGCGCGAAGCGAAGGATTGGGCCATCACCGTGGAGGCTCAGGCCAGCCACATCGCCGCTGGTGGCTATGCGCCCGTCCCCAAGGGGGCAACGCTTGGCGACCTGATCGACAAGTACAACGAGAGCAGCACCAAGCTACCCGGCAAGACCAAGGAAGCCACCTTGAACATGCTCAAGCGGGAATTGGGCAAGGTGAAGCTGTCCAACCTCAACGCTGTGGTGCTGCGCGACTTCATCGACCGCCGCCAGGATGACGGGGCAGGGGGCGTGACCATCGCCGCAGACCTGTCCTATCTGTCTGCCGTGCTCAAGTGGGGCCGCCATGCCCGCCAGCTCGACTTGCCCGAGCGCCTTGCATTGGACGCCCGCGCCAGCCTCATGCACCGTGGCCTCAACACCCGCAGCCAGGAGCGTGACCGGGAGCCTACAGACGACGAGCTAGGGCGCATCTATGGCCATTGGGCCACCCTCAAGCGCCAGCAAATCCCCATGCAGACCCTGTGCCAGTTCGCATTGGCAACCGGGATGCGGCAAGGCGAAATCACGCGGCTGGAAATCGAGGATATCAACCCCGAAGCCAAGACCGTGGTGATCCGCGACCGCAAAGACCCGCGCAACAAGAAAGGCAACGACCAGACGGTGCCGCTACTTCCCGACGCCTGGGCCATCGTGGAACCCATCATTGCCGAGCGCAAGACCGGGTTCCTGTTCCCCTATGACGCCCGCAGCGTGTCGGCATCCTTCACCCGCGCCTGCACTGCCCTGGGCATCGAGGATTTGCACTTTCACGACCTGCGCCACCGGGCGACCGCACAGTTTTTCCGCATGGGCCTGGACATACCCCGCGTGGCGTTGCTGACGGGTCATAAAACCTGGGCCATGCTGCGCCGCTATACGGCCATCAAGCCCGAGGACGTGCACCAAGCTATCAAGATACCGGCAAGCCCTGCACCGGACAAAGCAGGGCAACAAGACGGCGACCGGGAAGCCTGAGAACAACCCGACCGCCTGACCATCAACAAACTGGAGTTTTGAAAATGGCTAATGCGACTGTACCCAATTCCTTCACCATCGAAGCCAAGGTGGAGGATGGGCTCGACCTGGACGGAATGCCTAAGCAGTACCACGTCGAGAAATGCACCACCACACGCAAGGAAGTGCAGGCGGCACTTGAGCAAGTCGGCGCAGAGTATCCGGAATTGCACGACTGCATGCGTGTAGCAACTGCCATGTTGGTGAGGCTCGACACGATCCGAGACGAGGCTAAATTGCATTTGTCGGGAGCGTATGAGCAAGCCTCCCAAGGCGAGGCAAGAGAAGTCGCAGCAACAATCAAAACGGTTAGGCAGATCCTTGGTCAGTGGGGCGACTCGCATACGCTGTACGTCCACTGATTCCATGCGCCAGCCCTAGACTGATCCCCGAAAACCCGTTTCCCCTGACGGGCTGGGCTGGCATCTTTTCAGAGGGCGCAAATGAAAAAAGAGAAATCAATCGCACGCTGGACAGTGAGCTGGCGCTTTGGCGACGGGTCAACCGAAGCAATGCCGGCTGCTGATTTGGAAGAGAGCTTGCAGCGGCAATATCACGCAATGGCATCCAGCGACGATCCGTTACTCGCTGATGCGGGGCGCCGCCGATTACGGGAGGCTGCAGAAAATGCAGCCGCGCAGCAAATCGCCGATATGCAGCGTGCCGATATTTCAAAGCGCCCTAGATCCAGCAAACGAGGTGACCTCAAGGAAAAGATTCAGGCGGCAATGCGCGTGGAAAAGACACGCGGCACAGACTTCAAAACGTTCATGAAATGCTGGAGCCAGGAGCCGCAAAATGGTTTGCGATGCGAGCCCGAGGGCGAAGACTACCTGATCGAAGACGAAAACGACATCGATGGGCACCAGCGAAAGTACACATGGGGCACGCTCCAAGCCTACTACTCGCAATCTTGATTTAACGCTAACGCCGCTAACGTTAATAGCACTTCGACATTTCACCCATCGCAACAACTGGCGCATAAGCCGGAAAGGATGGGTTAATGACCGCTACAGCAATTCAAGAGACAGAGCGCGTTCGCCACATGGCAGAGCGCCTGGACTGTTTCATCGAGGAAGATTTCCAAGCGCTCGCAGCCGCCACGCCGAAAACGGTTGAAGCCTGGCGCAAACGCGGCATGGGTCCTGCCTATATCCTGCTGGGTAATCGCTACCTGTACCCGCGCAAGGCGGTGGCGAAATACCTGGAGGGCATTACCCGCGAGCGCAACAGCGTGGCCGCAAAGGAGGCGCTGTAATGGACAAATCCACCGCCACCGATGCACAGCGCCATCGGATTATTGAAGCACTGCGCCTTCGCCCTCAAACGTCCTACGACCTGCGCCGCCTGGGCATCTATCAAGCCCCTGCCCGCATCAAAGAACTCCGCGACCGCTTCGGCTACGTCATTACCACCGACCCCGTGGTGATCGTGGATCGTGACGGCTACCACCATGCGCGTGTGGCGCTCTATTCGCTGGTGAGCGAGCCCGAGGTGACGCCTTGAATGCCGTTTATCGTGCCAGCACGTTAAAACGCGAGCGCCGCTCAAAAGAACGCCTGGAGCAGTTGGACGCGCAAATCATCGACGTCCTGAAAACGGATCATCCGCAGTCCGTGCGACATGTGTTCTACCGCATGACAGACCCGCGTTTGTCTGAGCCGGTGGACAAGTCAGACCGTGGTTATCGCCATGTTCAGGACCGCTGCGTGAAGCTGCGCCGCTCAGGCCGCATCCCGTACCACTGGATTGCAGACATGAGCCGCAGGGGTTACTTCACAAACACCTTTGCGGGTGCTGGCGATTTCATCCGCCGCATGGGCCACCTTTACCGGGCTGACCTGTGGCGCGATGCCGAGTACCGCTGCGAAGTCTGGGCTGAGTCGCGTTCTATCGCATCCGTGCTGACGGACCAATGCGAGGAGCTGGCCGTCAGTCTCTATCCCTGTGGTGGCTTCGCCAGCCTGAGCTTTGCGCATGCCGCTGCCGAGGAACACAACGGGGACAGCGACACGCGCCCGCTGATCGTGCTCTACGTGGGCGACTACGACCCGGCGGGCGTCTTGATTGATCGTGCCTTGGAACGGGAGCTGCGCACCCACCTGCGCGCCGATATTCCGATGGACTTCCGCCGCATCGCCATCAACGAGGAACAGATGAAGGAGTACGACTTACCCACCAAGCCGCGCAAGGAGGGCGACAAGCGAAGCCAGCACATCGAGTACACCGTGGAAGCCGAGGCCATGCCCGCCAGCGTCCTTCGCCGCATTCTGCGCGACGAGGTAGAGGCCTTGCTGCCGCAAAACGCCGTGGAGGTTGCCAAGGTGGCCGAGCGCAGCGAGCGGGCGCACCTGGCCCGCATGGCGGCGATGCTGGGGGGCTAGATGGCACACAAGAAGCCTTCAGACCCACGCGGCGGGCATGTCCGCCTGTACTGGAACCTGATCGACAGCCTGGCGTGGAGGGCGCTGTCCTACTCCAGCCAGTCCGTTTACATCGCCATGCGCCGCCGCTTGCAGTCCACCAACAACGGCAACATATCCGCCGCCCTGGGCGATATGAAGCACTTCGGCATCACCACGAGCGCCACGCTGGCCAAGGCGCTGCGCGAGCTGCAGACGGTGGGCCTGATCGCGGTCACGCGCCAGGGCGGGATCGCCTACGGGCGCCAGGTGTGCAGCCTGTACCGCTTCACCGACGAAGCAGTTTTCGAGCACGCCAAGCTGGGCGTGAAGGCGTGCCAGGCCACCGACGACTGGAAGCGGTTCGAGAAGCTGTCCGAGGTGAAAGCCGCCATCAAGCAAGCCCATGCCGACGCCAAACGGCAACCCGGTAAAAACGCATCAGGCGTTCAGAAATTGAAGCGTACCGATTCAGATTCTGAAGCGTTAAGCCGATTTAACGATTCAGATTCTGAAGCAGTGGCCGTTTCACTAGTTCAGAAACTGAAGCAGGCGAGCAGGAAGAAAAATACCGCAACCCCGCATGTAGTCTAGGTTTCCGGCGTTTTTACCATGTCGGAAACACTTTGTTGCCCTGCTTCAGATTCTGAACACCTATGCATGTTGCCACCCATAGAGGTGGCAGGTGCGCAGATGGTGCAGGCCATTGGAGGGCAGGAAACCATGGTTGGCCCTTTCGGCGTTGCACGGCGTTGCAGAACCCAGCGGCAACCCATGGCGCCCTGCAGATGCTGCACCCCTGCTTATCGTGCTGGCACGTTAAACGCCAAAGCCCGCCACGAGCGGGTTTTTTCATGCCCACTTGATTTCACATGGCGAAATGTGATAATAGGCACATTCCGCATTGTGAGATTGCTATTCCGTGATGTGGAATTGTTCAATCCTTCTTTGCAAAGAAAGACCCCCATGACCCTTCACGAAATCCGCGAAGCCCGCGCCGCCAAGGTGGCCGAAGCCCGCTCCCTGCTGGCCGCAGCCAATGGCGCAAACCTGACGCCTGAGCAGCAATCCAAGTTCGACGCCATCAAGGGCGAAATCACCAGCCTGGAGAGCCAAGAGCAGCGCCAGCAATTCATCGAGGACGCCGAGCGCCGCAGCCTGGGCCAGCCGGTGGACAAGCCGCGCCAGGCCATGGAAGGCCAGGTCAACGTGCTGGACGCCATCGCCGCTCAAATTGAAAACCGCAGCGTTACCGGCGCCCTTGCCGAGTTCCAAGCCGAAGCCAAGCGCCAGGGCCTGACTGCCCGCAATGGTGGCGTGCTGGTGCCCACGAGCATCTTTGAAAAGCGCGCCACCATGACCACCACCGGCGCGGCTGCTGTGGTGCCCGACGACTACCGTGCGGATCAATTCATCGGCCTGCTGCGAAACAGCCTGATCGTGCGCAGCCTGGGTGCCCGCGTGCTGACCGGCCTGCGTGGCGATACCGTGCTGCCTAAGGCTACCGGCGCCGCCACCGCGTACTGGCTGAGCGAAGGCGACAGCCTCACCGAGAGCAACACCACCTATTCCAGCATCAAGCTGGAACCCAAGACCGTGGGCGCGCTGACGGCCTTCTCGCGTCAACTGGCATTGCAGTCCAACCCCTCGATTGAGGCCCTGCTGCGCGACGACATCAGCGCCGTGGTGGGACTGGCAGTGGACAAGGCCCTGCTGCACGGCACCGCAGCCGCCAAGCAGCCTGTGGGCATCTTGAACGTGAGCGGCATTCAAACCGCATCGCTGGCCACCCTGAGCTGGGCCGCCATCGTCGCCATGCTGGAAAAGCTGGGCCTGGAGAACATCACGGCCAATGCCATCGTGACCCATGCCAAGGCCGCGACGAAGCTGCAAACCACGCTCAAGGACGCCACTGCCGGTAGCGAGTACCTGATGCAAGCTGGCCGCGTGGCTGGCCTCCCTGCCTACGTCACCAACCAACTGGACGCCAAGACCGGCACGCCCAACACGGGCCGCGTGATCGCTGGGGACTTCTCGCAACTGGTGATCGGTGAGTGGGGCGCCACCGAAGTGCTGGCCAACCCCTACGCCGCTGGTTACTACGAAAAGGGCGACGTTCAACTGCGAATCATGCACAGCATGGATGCCGTGGTGCGCCATCCCAAGGCGTTCGTGGTGGCTGACGACCTGGGCCTGTAAGGAGCAGACGATGAAGCTTGAAATTCGTAATGGCGAGCTTCGGGCTTCATCGCCCGGACGGCTGACAGGATATGTTGCGCGCTTCAACTCGGAGACTCGCATCGGTGACTTTGCCGAAGTGATCCGCGCCGGGGCGTTCACGACTTCGCTCTCCGATGGCCGCAACATCGTGGCACTCGCTGACCACGACCGCCGGGCCCTGCTGGGAAGCACCGCATCCGGCACCTTGCAACTGCGGGAGGATGCCCATGGTTTGGCTTTTGATCTTCGCCTACCTGACACCAGCGTGGGCCGCGATGTTGCCGTGCTGGTGGAGTCCGGCCTTATCCGTGGCGCATCGTTTGGCTTCATGGTTCCGAGCGGCGGCGACACCTGGACAGACCGGGGCGACGGTTCCATGTTGCGCGAGCTGCGCCGCGTGGAATTGCACGAAGTGACTGTGACCGCGCAACCGGCCTACCCTGACACCGAGGTAGCAAAGCGCAGCATGCCCAGCGTGTACGAACTGCATCGCCCTGGCATCGGCGGCAATGCCCTGTGGCTGGAGACTTGCCGATGAGCATCATCACCCGCATCAAATCCGCCATGGGCCTGGAGTCCCGCTCCGTGCTGGGCGTCAACGGCTGGCCTGTGCCCATCAGTGCATCGGCTGTCACGCCTGCCACCGCTCAGGGTGTGTCGGCAGTCTATGCCTGTGTGCAGGCCATCAGCGAAACCACGGCATCCCTGCCGCTGATCCTGTTCAAGCGCAACGGCGACGACCGGGAGCGCGCATCAGACCACCCGCTCTATCGGGTGCTGCACGACCAAGCCAACCCCGAGCAAACCGCCCTGGAGGCACGCGAGTACATGCAAGCGTGTGTGCTACTCCGAGGCAACGCCTTTGCGCGCCTGGTGCGCGGCTGGGACGGCCAAGTGCGGGAACTGTGGCCGCTGAACCCCGACAATGTGCAAGTGCAGCGCACCAGCTCCGGCCTGGTGTACGACTACACGAAGGACGGGGTATTGACCCGCCTGCTGGCCCATGAAGTTCTTCACCTGCGCCACCGCCTGGGGGATGACGGCGTTATGGGTGTGAGCCCGATTGCCGCCGCGCGTGGCGTGGTGGAGCTGGCCCAAGCCGAGAACGAGCATGGGCGAAACACCTTCACCAATGGCGCCAAGCTGCTGGGCGTGCTCAAGTTCCCCGGACGCTTGAAGCCTGAGCAGCGCCAGGCCATCGCCACGAGCTGGGCAAGCCAGCACGCAGGTGGAGGTAACGCAGGCCGCACGGCGATTCTGGAGGAAGGCGTGGACTTCCAAGCCCTATCCATGACGCTGGAGGATGCCGAGTGGATCGCCGCCCGACAGTTCTCCGTGGAGGAAGTGGCCCGCCTGTTCCGCGTACCGCCCACGGTCATCGGTGATCTGAGGAATGGCAACTACTCCAACAGCGTGGAGATGGCCCGGCAGTTTGTCACGCAGACACTACGCCGCCACCTTGTCGCATGGGAACAGGCCATCGCTGCCAAGTGCCTGACAGACGCAGGGCGCCGCATGTACTTTGCCGAGCATCAGGTGGAAGGGCTGCTGCGTGGCGACAGTGCCAACCGAGCCGCGTTCTACAGCTCCGGCATCAGCGACGGATGGATGCTCAAGTCCGAAGCCCGCCGCCTGGAGAACTTGCCCACCATCGAGGGCATCGACGCTGAGCGCAAATCCGCGCCCAGTGCCAACCCTTCCGCATTTGAAACGCCGAAGGGTGCAACCTCAAATGCCACCCCTGCGCCGCTGCCGTACCCGAGCAAGCAACAGGAGGCCACGGCGTGAAGATGCTGGACCCCTGGAAGGCCCGAGGCTTGAAGATGGTGGACGACCTGCCGCGCAAGCCTTTGCAGATGGCAGACATTCGCACCAAGCGCTGGACCAAGAAGGGCAACGGGCGGCTGCTGCCGCTCAACAGCGACGCATGGCGCAAGCTCCGGGCGCAGGTGCTGGCAGAGGTGCCACTGTGCCAATACTGCCCGCCAGGCGTCATCACGCCCGCCACTGAGGTGGACCACAAGAACAACGACCCCGCCGACAACAGCCGGGAGAACCTTGTCTCGACGTGCAAGCCCTGCCACAGCATCAAGACGATGGCCGACCTCTACGGCAGGCCTGCGCGCATGGGTTGCGATGAGCACGGCATGCCGATCAACCCGGCGCATCCGTGGAATGAGAAATCACGGTAAGTTAGTGGACACTAACCGACCGGTTCCCCTTCTTTTAATGCTCACTGCTTAAAAAATAGGCAACCATGAAGCTGACCCCCAAGCGCAAACGCTCCGACAGCGCCAAAGCCGCAGTGCAGGCGCACCAGAACGCCGCCCAAGCGCCTATTGAGCCGCCAGGGTATGTCACCCTGCCCGAGCCGTGCAAACCCTTCTGGCAGGCCATCGTGACCAGCCGCCCGCGTGACACATGGACGGACGCCGACCTCGTCCAAGCCGCCAACCTTGCCCGGACGCTGCACGCTATCGAATCTGCTGCGGTCGGTAGTGACGACCACACCAAACTGACCCGCCTTGCCATGGCTCTGAGCCGCGCCATCTACGTGCACGCCACTGCCACGGTGGGCCGCGCCGCCGACACGGTGCAGGAGGCCACGGCAGAGCGTCACGCCCGCCTGGAAGATGGCGACGACCTGATCCCGAGGCTCCGCGCGGTATGAGCTGCGAAAGATGAATTGAAGTTCCAAGGCATCTATCCATGACCCGCGCCGCCCGCATCATCGAGTTCATCGAGCGTTACTGTGTGACGCCCGAAGGCGCGAGCGTGGGCCAGCCGCTGGTGCTGGCAGAGTTCCAAAAACAGTTCATCCGTGACGTGTACGACAACCCCGCAGGCACCCGCCGCGCCCTGCTCAGTGTTAGCCGTAAAAATGGCAAGAGCGGCTGCATTGCAGCGCTACTGCTGGCCCATTTGGTGGGCCCCGAGGCGAAGCAAAACAGCCAAATCGTGTCGGGTGCCATGAGCCGGGATCAAGCCGCCCTGGTGTTCAATCTGGCCGCGAAGATGGTGCAACAGTCTCCGAAGCTGTCTAGCCTGGTGAAGATCATCCCCAGCGGAAAGCGCCTGATTGGCCTGCCGCTGAACGTGGAGTACAAGGCCCTTGCAGCGGACGGCAAGACGGCGCACGGCCTTTCCCCGGTGCTGGCCATCCTGGACGAAATCGGCCAAGTTCGTGGCCCGCAGTCTGACTTCATCGACGCCATCACCACCAGCCAGGGCGCACATGAAGCGCCGCTGCTGATCGCCATCAGTACACAAGCGGCCTCGGATCAAGACCTGTTTTCACAGTGGCTTGACGATGCCCGCCAGTCCAACGATCCGCGCATCGTCTGCCACCTGTACGCCGCGCCCGAGGGCTGCGACCTCATGGACGAGAGCGCATGGCGTGCGGCAAATCCAGCCCTGGGCCTGTTCCGCAGCCTGGACGACCTGCGCGAACAGATGACGCAGGCGCAGCGCATGCCGAGCATGGAGAACAGCGCTCGGAATCTACTGCTAAACCAGCGCGTATCGACCGAATCGCCGTTCGTGTCGCCGGACGTGTGGAAGGCGAACTGCGCAAATTTGCGCAGTTTCGACGGCCCCGTGTTCGCTGGCCTGGACTTGTCGGCACGTACCGACCTCACCGCCCTGGTGATCGTGGGCCAGGTGGATGGCTTGTGGCATGTGCAGCCGCACTTCTGGACACCAGAGCAAGGCCTTGCTGATCGTGCCCGCCGCGACCGCGCCCCCTATGACGTGTGGCACCGCCAAGGCTTTCTACGGACGACGCCAGGGGCCACCGTGGACTATGAGCACGTCGCCGCCGACATGCTGGAAATCCTGGCCGATATGGACGTGCAGGCCATCGCATACGACCGCTGGCGCATCGACCTCATGCGCAAAGAGCTGGACAAGCTGGGCGCCGACCTGCCGCTAATCGAATGGGGCCAGGGCTACAAGGACATGGCGCCCGCATTGGATGCCCTGGAGGCCGAATTGCTGAATGGCCGCATCGCCCACGGCATGCACCCGGTTTTGACGATGTGCGCGGCCAATGCCGTGGTGACCAAAGACCCGACCGGCGCCAGGAAGCTGGACAAGGCGAAAGCAACAGGGCGCATTGACGGCATGCAGGCCCTGGCCATGGCTATGGGCGCGGCATCCAAAGCCGAGGAAGCCATGGGCGTGACCCTGGAGGGCTTCACGTTCGTTTGATTCACCCTAGCCGGGAGGGGCCGCAAGGCATAGCCCGGACGCGGATTAGTCGGACAGTGCCGCGTTTCAGCAAAACCCCGACAGCCTGCGGCGCGGACTGCGCGGACATTGGCCCACGTTGAACCTTTCACCGTGCGCGGCAGGCACCTATTCCAACCATTTGAAAGAAATCAAATGCTGACCCTGAACGAAACGAAACTGCACCTGCGCGTCGACCACGACGACGAGGACGCGCTGATCCTGGCCATGATCGACACCGCTGCCTCCGCTGTGGCCAACGACCTCAATATGGAGGTGATCGACCTCGACACTGACGCGCCGGCCCCGGTGAAGTCTGCCGCGCTGCTGCTGGTGGGCGACCTGTACGCGAACCGGGAAGCCCAGACCGAGCGCCCCCTGACCAGCAACCAGACCTATGCGCGCCTGCTGGCACCGTACCGGGTTTACGCATGAACGCGGGCAAGCTAGACCAGCGCGTGACGGTGGAGCGGTTCACCAGCACAGTGGACGACTGGGGAACCCCTATCGAGAGCTGGGCACCCCTGTTCACCTGCTGGGCCGCTGTGGAGCCGCTGACGGGCCGGGAGTTCATCGCAGCGCAGGCCGCGCAATCCGAGGTGACGGCACGGATACGGATGCGGTTTCGCCCATGGATGACTGCCGAGGATCGCGTGATCCACAACGGCACCATCTACGGCATTGAGAGCCTGGTGGACGTTCGCTCAGACCACCGCGAGCTGGTGCTGATGTGCAAGGCGGTGGGGTAG